ATTATTCTTATGCTTTCGGCAATCGTTCAAGTGCTTATTTAAGAAATCAATTAGCATTTGCTCCTGGTAGATTTTCTGAAACTGGTGATGCTCAACATTCTAATTTGACGTCCTACAAATTAGACACCTTAACAACCACAGCAACCACCGTTTTATCTCTCGACGGAACCGGAACAACAAACCTAATCATTCCAAACGGAAACAACCGAGCTTGGAACGTCACCATTGACACAATAGCCGTAGTATCAACAATAACTGGAACTGCAACGGGAGTAAGTGTGGGAGACTGCTATCGAGAAACAAAACAACTTTTATTTAAACGAATAGGTGGCACATCTTCGATAGTTGGCACGGTTGACACGTCTGCAATCAAATCTGATTCAGGAATGGCAACGGCATCAATCACAATAAGTGCGGGGGGTTCTCAACAAATGGCAATCACATTTACTGCACCAACTTTTGCGGGTGGTGGTTCTGTGACTTGCAGAGTAGTTTCAAAAGTATCTTTAGTCGAAGTAGCATATTAAAAAATCATGGCATTAAATATAAATACAACAATAACAACTGATGAAGGCTTTGAAGTTTCAAATGCTTTCGGATATCTTAATATTTACATTTTAGCACCTCAATCAAATTGGGTGAACTTGAACTATTACAAAAGTGAGCAGGACTGGATAGACGGCAAAGCACCTTTAAATGTTTCGTCACTACCTAACCAAGTGCAAACCGAGTTAACAACTGAGGAGTTTTGGGGTAATAATTTAGCTTTGACCATTCACGAAAAATGCAAAGTTAAGATTGAAGAAACAACGGGAGAAAACACAGTAACTATAATACAATGAGTTTACCAATATCCTTTGAAGAATTTAAAAAGAACCCCATAGCGGCGGTGGCTTTTTGTATGCTTTTAATTGTAGGCTATCTTTACTACGATTCTGAGAATACAAAAAAAGCCATTATTTCAAAGTGTGAAAATGAGAATATAAAAATGGGCGATAGGTTGCACAAAATGGAACGTCAACAAAAGCAAAGCGATAGTTTATTGGCGGTATATTCCTATGAGATTAAATTTTACTTGAATGCTATTGAAGGGTATTCTGAAACAATAGAACAAAAAAAATGACAAAATTTAACGACACGGCAGCAGATAGTAGCAGCATAATTTCAGTAGTGAGTGCCTTTGCATCTATTAGCACAACGGCACAACCTATTATCTCGGCATTTGCTGGATTAGTAGCTATTATTTCGGGGTTATTTGCCATCCGTTATTATATAAAAAAAACAAACAATTTATGAAAATATTTGAAATATTTAAGGGTGATAAAGGCGAATTTAGCTCAAAGCGATTAATCGGCATTGTCGGTGGTTTAGCTTTAATTGGGGCGATGGTTTACCACAACACCGATAAACTAATTGAAAGCGTAGAATGGGTTGTTATTCTAACATTGGGATTCACAAGCGTAGATAAATTTGGAAACAATGGAAAACAATAAGTTCGCACTCGACCGACTTTCTTTTGCTGGTATTTCTTTGCCTACATTTAAAGAAAATAAAACAAAAGGGTACACAACTTTTGGTGAGGATAACTTATACCCTCAAAAATTGATTGACCTTTACAACAAAAGCCCTAAACATAATGCTATTGTCAACCAAAAATCTTCCTATATTGCGGGTGAATCATTTGAAATTTATGCAGATGACACGCTAAAAAAGGCAAAGGCATTTGATAAGTTAAGAAATATTAACGCTTTTGAAGATTATGAGTCGTTTAACACCAAGATTTCACAAGATTTTGAACTATTTGATGGGTATTATATTGAAGTTATTTGGAATAAAGCCAAAACAGAGATAGCAGAACTTTATCATTTGCCATTTCAAAACGTTAGATTAAGCAAAGATTGTGCCTATTACTCAGAAGATTGGTCAAATAGCCGTGAAGCGGTAGTTGAATATCCATTGTTTAACCCAACAACAAGGGAAAATAAACAAGTATATGCCTTTAAAATGTATCGTGCTGGTCAAGGGAAATATCCTTTACCATCTTATATAGGTGCGTTAAAGTATATAGAGATTGACGTAGAGATAGGTAACTATTATTTGAGTAATATCAAAAATGGATTTTTTGCACAGACAGTAATTCAAATGTTTAAGGGTCAACCAACGCCCGAAGAAATGAGAATTGCAAAACGTAGGTTTAAGAAAAATTATCAAGGTGCAGAAGCCGAAGAAAGTGGTGGGTTAATCATTATGTATAATGAGCAGAACGAAAAACCCGCAGAAATCACCAACTTGCAACCATCGGACTTTGACAAACAATTTCAACAACTGAACGACCAAGTACAAGAAGAAATCTTTGTAGGGCATAGAGTAAGTACACCCGTTATTTTTGGAATTGCAACGCCAGGTACATTAGGTCAGCGTAATGAGATAATCGAAGGTTACGAGTTATTCCAAACTTCTTACATTGAACCACGCCAAAAAATAAAGGATTCGTCTTTTAACGTGGTATTTCAATATATGGCTGATGCTAAAATAAAAACTACTAACAAACCCCCTATTGGACAAGATTATATTTTATTATTTGAAAAAGGTATTCTTGACAAAAACGAAGTTCGCAAAGAATTAGGTTTTGCCATTGTAGAAGAAGTTGCAATGTCTAAAAAGCAAAGCGACCAAGATGTTTTAAATTTATTTGCTGAGTGTGGTGTGTCAAAGAATGACTATGAACTTTGTAAATTTGAGTTTGCAAGTGCAAGTGAAACTGCCATTCTACAAATCTTAAATGCCAACGAAGGAATCACCGTAGGCGAGATTGCAAAGTACGTTAACATCGACGCTCAGAAGGTAATGGATGCAATCACTCAAATGATTGACGATGGCTTAATAAATTCCGACAATGGCAAACTAAAAACTTCTACAAAAGGCACACGTGAACTTTCAAAAAGTGTAGACACTCAAATTGAGTTAAGATACGAGTATGGTTTAGACGCTGCCTTTACTGGTGAACCTGAATTGATAGATACTAGCCGTGACTTTTGCCGTCAATTAATTGGGTTAAATAGATATTATACACGCACAGAAATTGACAAGATTTCAAGCCGTGTTGATAGGGATGTATGGAAAGAAAGAGGTGGGTGGTACACTATACCTGACACCGACGTACACATTAACCATTGCCGTCACGCTTGGAACTCTAAATTAGTTAGGAAAAAATTATGACAAATTTTGTTTATTTAATATCGACTACTTATCTCAAAGATAATAGCCCCATCAATGAAAATGTTGATGATAAATTACTAAAATCCGCTATTAAAGAATCACAAGAAATTTATATTCGTGATATAATTGGAAGTGGGTTGTATAATGAATTGCAAACACAAGCGTTTGCTGGTACATTATCGGCTAATAATACGAACCTTTTAGACACTTATATAGCACCTTGTTTAAAGTACTACACATTAACTGAGTCAATGCTTCCTATGACCTTTAAAATGCTAAATAAGAGTGTTGCAAGTCGTAATAGTGATAACGCTACACCAGTGACCATTGATGAAATGACAATGATTGAACGTAGGTATAGAGACAAAGCCGAGTACTATGCTAATAGATTGCGTGATTATTTACACGCAAACACGAATATATTTCCATTATTTTTGAATAGTGGTGCAACAAGTGATACAATTTTTCCTCAGGACGTACAAGTTTTTGGAGGAATTTATTTACCAAACAATGACTGCGACGAAAGATATTATTTCATCCGACCTTAAGGGCAAGGTAAGGGAAAAAAACGAAGCCAAACTTTTAAAATTTATCAATGACTCTAAACCAAATAATTCAGCAAGTCCAAACGGCAGCAGAAAGTCACCAACAAGTAAATAACTTTTTTTGTGGTGAGAATGCAATGGCAGAAGAAGAAGTAAAATTCTATCCTTTAGTTTGGTTAGTGCCTAACGGGTTTGACTTTGATAGCGAAGGCAAAACAGTAACCTATCAATTTTTGATGCTGGTTATTGACCGACATTTTGAAAGTCAATCCAACTTGATAGAAATTTTATCGGACACGGCTTTAATTTTACAAGATATTATAACACTTTTAAAACGCAACACATATGAAGAATCAATTGGATGGTCAACAAACGCAAAAGCAGAACCCTTTATCGACGGAAAAACTGACGTCATTGCTGGTTACGGGCTTGAAATTAGTTGTGTTGTGCCTTATCTTGAAAGCTATTGCGACATTCCTTTGTGATGTGGGCGGTGGTTCTAATATTTCCCGTAGCTTTGTTGATACTACTTACAAAGTGGAGTACAAAGAGAAAATTAAAATCATCAATAAAGAAAAAATCAAAATAGAAAAAAGATATGACACGTTATTTATGTATTTTCTTGATAGTCCTTACTCAACAAAACTACTCGATAGCACAATCAATTTGCATCGACTCATCGACAGTCAAGAACGCAAACTACTATCTAATTAAAGGGGCTAAAGCACGTGAACTAAATTTGATTTATCAAAAAAGGATTGCGACAGATAGCACTTTGATAGATTTACAAGATAGTTTAATAAGTGATTTGGAATTTGTTATTTGTGAAATCGACCAAGAACAAAAATCTTTAAAAAAATATTCATTGTATGCCACTATTTATTCAATAATTGTGACGCTATTTTTATGCAAGACATTATAAAAAAATATTTACAAGAATTTCCTGACTATCCAAAAAGGACATTGGCAAAAAAGATAATAGAAGAAAATCCTGAACTTGGGAATATAGAAAAGGTAAGATGTGCTATAAAATATTATATGGGTGCAGCTGGAGAAAAAAACAAGATTTTGATAAAAGACAAATCAATGATTCAAGAAAAAAGCACAATTTCTGAAGGCTTAAGAAAGTTAAAAATAATAACTAAAGCCGAGCAAATGAAAAACGTTATTCTAAGTGAAGGGCGTTATTTAATTCTATCAGATGTACATATACCATACCACGACGAAGAAAGTCTTTCTACGGCTTTACAATGGGGTTTAGATAATAACATCGACACTATTATATTAAATGGTGATATAATGGATTGTTATCCAGTTAGTTCTTTTATTAAAGATGTAGCTATGCCTACACTTCGTGAAGAAATAGAAATGACTGTAGCATTTTTTGCATATATTCGTGACCTATTCCCAACGCAACCTATTTATTTTAAGTTAGGTAACCACGAAGAAAGGATAAAAAACTTTATTTTGAGAAGTGCAAGGGAATTTGCAGATGTTGAAAGTTTAAAAATAGAACATCTTTTGCATTTAGATGAATATAAAATCAATTTAGTACATAGGGAAATAATAAAGTTAGGCAAATTAAATGTTTTGCACGGTCACGAAATGGGCGAAAGTGTATTTTCACCAGTTAACCCAGCACGTGGAATGTTTTTAAAAGCAAAATCAAATATGTTATTCGGTCACAATCACCAAGTTTCACACCATTCAGAAAACAATATCAATGGTGAAAATACGGGCGTATGGTCGACTGGTTGTTTATGTACATTATCACCTGACTACCGACCTTTTGCCTATACTAAATGGTCACACGGCTTTGCTTGTGTAGATGTAAACCAAGATGATACATTCCACGTTAATAATATGAGAATCATTAACGGCAAAATAGTATGAGTAATATAAACCCAGTACACTACAAAGGCGAAATTGAGTGCATAGACGCTATCAAATCTACAATGTCTCAAGAATCATTTAAGGGCTATTTAAAGGGCAATATAATGAAGTATATTTGGAGATACGAACGAAAAAACGGTCACGAAGATTTATTAAAAGCACAATGGTATTTAAACAAACTTATAAATGAAACTAAAACAAATAGCATTTAACGACTACTACAAAGAGGTCGCACCCAAAAAACAAATATACTTGCATCACACGGCGGGTACTGGCAAAGGCGATAATGTTTTCGCAATTTGGGAAAATGACAAAATCGGTAAAATTGGAACGTGTGTAGTTATCGGACGTGATGGTACAATTTTTCAGGGCTTTAAATCTGAGCATTGGGCGTATCACTTAGGGCTAACAAGCGGAGCTTTTAAAGCAAATGGGCTACCTTTTTTGCACTTAGATAAAATTTCAATAGGTATTGAAATTGTAAACTGGGGTTACTTGGTAAAAAAAGGCGATAAATTCTATTCTTATGTAAATTCAGAAGTACCCATTGACCAAGTGTGCGAACTTGCAACGCCTTACAAAGGTCAAAAATATTGGCAAAACTACACCGATGAACAAATTGAATCGGTTATAGACTTGTTGAAATTGTGGAAGGAAAAATACGGAATAGATTTAACTTACAACGCAGATATTTGGGACGTTACTAAACGTGCGTTAAGTGGTTCAAATGGTGTTTTTACGCACAATAGCGTACGCAAAGACAAAGCTGATGTATATCCACACCCTAAACTTATTGAAGCGTTAAAGACGTTATGAAGCAAGTTGATTTATCTGACATTGGCGTAAAGAAATCGTTATTTGATGACTTAAAAACCCCTGACATTAACGGTATTATTGTTAATTGGGGCAATGATTTAATTACGGCACTACGGGATAAATTAGCAAAGAACAAATCGAATGCAAGTGGTTCACTTTCTGCTGACATTAAGCCCGTTATTCGTGCAAGTGCAAAGGGCGTGAACTACATAGTGATAATGAACGACTACTACATTAATGTCGAAGAAGGTCAAGCACCTGGAACAATGGTATCGGGTAAAACGTTATTGAAATGGATGAAACAAAAGCTACGTTATGGCTCATTTAAAACTGCATTTAATAAAAATTATCAAGGGTGGTTAGCTCTAAAAATTAGTAGAAATATTTATACAAGTGGTACAAAAGCACGTCCTTTTATTGCACCAACCTTAAATCAAAAGCGTTTAGATAGCTTGAGTCAGTCAATAGCTGACCACTTAGCACAAAAAATATTTACATAAATTGTAAAATAAATTTGCATATTAAAAAACTTTTTGTATTTTTGTTCTATGGAAATACAAGAAGTAATTAATCAAATCAAATTAAACAAGCGTCACGGCATCGTTTCAAAGGTGTCTGCACGTACTGGCATCTCTATGCCTACGGTTAGGAAATACCTTAATGGTGATGTAATCCAACCTAAAGCCCTTATCGTCTTAAATACGGCACTTAAAATCATAAAGGAATACAAGGTATGAGTTACGTTGTTTTTTCCCTTGCAAAATGTCACTTGTGTGATGGTGATTATGATTTTGAATATGACGCTGAAATTGTACAACAACTAATCATTGACGAATACCCTGAAGATTTAATTCCTTATACCTTTGTTAGCTACGATGAAGATGGTTTAAGAGACGAAGCCATTGACTGGCATTTATTCGATGATATGGGAAATAGAAGATTAACGCAAATAGTATTAGAACTTAAAAAAGAAAACAAGATATGAAAGAACTATTTTTATCAGTAAGTAATTTTCAGGCGGAATGCCCGACAATTAAAAAGGATGCTGCTAACCCATTTTTTAAAGGGTCAAAGTATGCAACATTACCACACATTTTATCTATCATCACACCTATCTTAAAAAAGAATGGTTTAGTATTAATGCAACCAGTTATAAATACTTGTGTTGTGACTAAACTTATTCACATAGATAGTGGGCAAATGATTGAAAGCGTTTATGACATTCTATGCAAAGATGCAACCAACCCACAACAACTTGGTTCAGGCGTGACGTATGCTCGTCGTTATTCTTTGAGTAGTCTTTTGGGCTTAAACATTGACGATGGTTCAGACGATGACGGAAATAGTGCGACTGGTAATGTAGCCCCACAATCTAAACCTTTAAGCAAAGAAGAACTAACACCTACTCACCCAACTTGGATAAAGGCAAAAGAACATCTACAAACTGGTGGTTTGCTTGAGGACATCGAACGCAAGTACACTATAAGTGCAGATAATAAAAAGTTATTGATTGCAGCTAAATGAAACTTTGATTTAGATTTATGGACATTACAATAACAAGCGACGAAAGTAAATGGCTCAAAGTACGTGAAGGTAAATTCACGGCATCAGAAATTCACAAGCTAATGGGTACTCCGAGAAATAAATCGGAGTACCTTTCAGAGACGGCAAAGACATTTGTCTACGAAAAAGCAAGTGAGCTATTAACTGGCATTCGCAAACCAATATGGGGCGAAGCGTTAACGTGGGGAACTGAAAACGAAAAAGAAGCATTCGAGGTATTCCAACAAAACCAAGATGAATTTTACACTTATTATGGTGGCGAGACTTATACGTTTATTCCCTATGGTGAGTACTCAGGATATAGCCCTGACGCACTTGGCAGTAATTGTTTGGTCGAAATAAAAAACCCATTCAATAGTGGAATCCATTTAAAGAATAGGTCAATCAAATGTGCTGAAGATTTGCTAAAAATACACCCTGAATACTACTGGCAAATGCAGTTAGGTATGATTGCAAGTGCAGTTGACTTCGGTTACTTTGTTAGTTATGACAAAAGAATGCCAGATACACACAACTTGTTTATTGCCCACATAGAACTTGAAGATGTGCAAGAAATCATTGATGAAAAGCTATATTACGCAAATGAGCTATTGCAATCAATTGTCAAAGAAATGTAATCTTTTATAATTATTTTTGCAATATTGAAAATAAAGTTTGCATATATAGAAAACGTGTGTATATTTGTATCATGGAAAACGCACAAACAATAATCGCAAACACAAACCCAAGTAAAATAGTATTATCTAATAACATGATTAAAGCTATTTATGGCAAAAAACAAATCGTTGTAAATTATGATAATTCAACAGATTTGTTTAATATTTGGGCATTCACTTTGAAAGGCATTAATTTTTTAAATGAAACAAAAATAAACGGTTTATTTATAGAAGATTTAAAAACAACAATAGAGGGTTTGAAATAAGCCCTCTATATTTAAAACAATTTATAAAAACGATATGAAAAAGACAATTATTCAAAATTTCCCAACTAAAGCTGATGCTTATGAATGGGTAGTATTTAAGATGTTAGATGCAACAGTAGGTTGTATCACAACAACTCAAAAGTTTAGAGATAACGACGCTATCATAGGTGAAGATACAGACGTTATTTATGTAGGTATTTATAATGTAACCGAAAATGTTTAATTTAATTTTGTTATTCCTTTACATCGGTTGTGTTGGGTTTTTATGTATGCTATACTTTACACTTAAAAAAGAACCAAGTGAAGCCACACGTCAAGAATTTATTGACGTTAACGATATGCCTGACTGGAAGCCAATGAATCCAGTTGCAAAACGTAGCAATCAAGCATTGAAAAAAATGTATAAAGGAAGTTTAAAAAACAATTTAGTATGAAAAGTTTTCTAATAGTAAACCAAGTCAAGCAACGACTTGAGAGCAGCACTAAAATGAGAGACGATGATGCATTATTGATTGCCGATGTATGGCGTGAAGAACTTGCAGAACTTGGTGCAAAATCTGTCTACGATGTTTTAAACGCCATCGCTGGTCGAATGGTCACATCTCCTGAATCAATTAGACGGTCAAGGCAAAAGGTACAACAAGACAATCCAAATCTTCGTGGTAACGTTTACAACCAACGACACGCAAAAGAAATTGAAGTTTTAAAAGAATTAGGTTATACAAAATAAATAATATATATTTGTATTTGTTAAGTGGATTGTAGAAGAATCCGATACTTAAAAGATATTTAACCCATTGGGTTTGTGTGTACTTCTACTACCACAAATCTGGTGGGTTTTTTTATGCAATGAAATTTAAAACAAAAACAACCGTAAAAAACAATTTTGTCGTAATTGATGTATTTCAAGACAACGAATTTTGGCACACTTATGATTTTCGTATTGAGAAAATCGAACAATTTTTAAAACAAATATCCCAAAAACAATGGGGTACTGTTGAGAATTTACAAGAAATTAAAACATCTACAAGTTATGGCAATATTTAGAAAAATTCATACATCCTTTTGGAGTGATACATTTATTCAAGACTTGGATAATGAGCATAGATTATTTTATTTATACCTTTTGACAAATGAAAGGACTAAACAATGTGGTATTTACGAAATAAGTAAAAAACAAATGTCTTTTGATTTAGGATACAGTATAGATAGAGTATCTAAACTAATTATATACTTTATAAAAATAGGTAAAATTCTATATTCTGAAGATACAAAAGAGATTGCATTAAAAAATTGGAACAAATATAATGGTTCTTCAAGTCCAAAAGTTGTAAGTTGCATTCAGTCAGAACTTAAGCAAATAAAAGATAGAGTATTGATAGAGTATGTAAATGGTATGTATACTGCATCGCAAGAAGAACAAGAACAAGAAGAAGAACAAGAACAAGAAAAAGAAGTATTTGATATTGATTTTTTTAATGAAGTTTGGAACTTGTACAATAAGAAATTAAATAAAGACGAAAGTTTATCGGCATTCAAAAAAATAAAGTCAAGTGAATATGAGTTAATTAAAAACCATATTCCTAATTTTGTAAATCAATTTAAGGATAAACAATTCCAACCATACTTTTCAACATACTTAAATAAAAAAAGATGGCACGATGAAATTGAAACTAAACAACCAGTACAACCACGATTAGAAAGGAGAGCAAATTTAAATGATTAACTATTCAGAGGACAACATAATGGGAGCGTTTATAATGTCCGATTATGCAAAAACAAAACTACCAAGTGTTAACCCTAAATGGTTTAACGACTTCAATTCAAGAGTTGTGACGATAATGCAACAACTTTACTACGATAGTAAACCAATTGCACTACACACTTTATTCCCATTTTTTAAAGAATATGCATTTCAGTTGACGGATTTTACAAGAAAGTTTGTCACAGATAAAACTTTAGATTATGATTTGTTATTACTTGAAGTAAATTACAAGAAAACAAAACTTGTTGAAGATATCGCTAAAATCGATTTTAACGATGAATTAAACGACTTACAGAACAAATTGGATATATGTATTCAAGAAAGTAGAATAAGCGTTAAAAATCAAGTAAAACCAATGTCAAAAGTAATTGGTAATGTCTTAGACGAATTACAACAAAGAATAAATAGAGGGAATACACTTGAAGGTTTACCGACGGGATGGAAATATTTAGATAAATACATTGGTGGTTGGTCAAAGGGTAACTTAGTTGTCATAGGTGCGAGACCAGGTATGGGAAAAACTGCACTTGGTTTAAACTTTTGTATTGAGGGATGTAAATTTGCAAAGTATTTATTTGTTTCAATTGAAATGAGTGATGAAGAACTGGCAAAAAGACAAATCAGTTATTTTTCGAATATTGAAAATTATAAAATTCGCAACGCTAATATGACATCTAAAGACATTGAAAACATATCTGAGATGCTTTACAACAATGAACACGATTTTGATGTGATAGATTCTAAAGACAATAACGTGTTTAGTATTATTTCAGTATGCAAATTATTGAAAGCCCGTAAAGGTTTAGATGTGGTTGTAATTGACTACTTACAAAAGATGGACGCTAACGAAAAAGATACTCGTAAAAATGTAGCGACTATTTCAACTGCGTTAAAAAACTTTGCACGTGAAACTGGTGTGACTGTCATTGCACTTGCACAATTAAATCGAGACGGCAAAGAAGATAGACCACAACTAACGGATTTAAAAGAGTCAGGACAAATTGAACAAGATGCTGATGTTGTTTTATTCCCTTACAGACCATCGTATTATTTAGATGTGAAACCCGACATTGAATTGGACTGTGAATTAATCATCGGCAAAAATCGTCACGGACAATGTATTGACATTCCAATGTCATTTGAAGGTAAGTACACACGTTATAAAGAAATATTATGAGGCACGGAAGTTTATTTAGTGGTATAGGTGGATTTGATTTAGCAAGTGAGTGGATGGGTTGGGAAAACGTTTTTCACTGTGAGTGGATGGAATTTCCAAGAAAAGTTTTAGAATACCATTTCCCTGAATCAGATAGTTTAATAGATATATGTAAAACCGATTTTAAAAAATATGCAAACACAATTGACATTCTTACCGGTGGATTCCCTTGCCAACCATTCAGCAC